ACTAAAGTAAGTCCATGTTACTTCAGCGTGAGCTGTAGTTGTTAATAGAATTAATGCTAGTAAAAACCTTTGCACTATTCTGTGATTGGTATTTCACTTTCTACAATTACTGCAGACTCAAGTGGGTAAGTAATTACCATTTCGGTGTTTGGTACTTCTTCAATATACATTCTATCTGAAGTTGCACATCCAGTTGTTGCTAGTGTTGCTGCTGCAATTAATGCGGCTAGTGTTATTTTCATTACTGTATCTCCATGTCTAATGCATCATTGTATAATGAGTTCATTAGTGTTTTAAGTTTATCTTTATCAAGGTCTGTATTTACACCATCGATATAGTTTGCCATTAAGTCTGTTGTATTCTCTATGTCTTCAATATTGGTAAGAACATTCTCACCTAAAAACTCAGAGAAGTTTTCAGCTATTTTCAAGTCATGCGTATTAAGCTCTGATATGCGTTCAATAAATTTATCAAACATAAATGGGTTAGACTTGTTACCCACAATTACTTTTACGAATTTGTTTTCACACGTATTTATATCAAAATCATTGTAATCTGTACTTGTATCATCATAATATATTTTTTCAAATAATGTAAGGGGATTCCGTACAGCTGTGATTTCTTGAGTTTCGGTATCTAATACGTGGAAATATTTAGCATCTCCAGCATCAGCCCATGTGAACTCCATTTGACAACCAAGGTATCTTATGTTTCCTTGCTGTGAACTTGCATGATAATGACCAGACAAACATAAATCATAATGCTTAAATGGTTCGACTCCCATGCCATGGCCTTTAGGTTGTTTAATACCTCTCATCATTTCAAAGTCAGCTAATTCTAAATGAGCCATGAGTATACCTTTATTCTTTCGAATAAACTCCATTGAATGCTGATGATTCTCTGGATTAATCCATGGTATAAGATGCACATCCAATCCATCATAGTTCACCGTTGTAGGTTTCATAATGATGTTGATGTTAGATGTATAGAATCCTAATAGCTCTTTAAGAGAACATAGATCATTTGTGTTCTTATGAAATACATCATGGTTGCCTGGAATAATATCCATGGTCATACCGTTTTGTTTCATAGGTTCTAGAAAATGTCTACGATTAGCATGCAAAGCTTTAAAGTTTACAAACTTGCGATGGTCATAGTAATCACCTAGATGGATTATCTTCTTTATGTCATGCTCTTGGCAATAAGGAAAGAATACTTGTTCATAGAATCGTTCCTGATAATCTATGAATATTTGTGATGAGTTTCTTACACCGCAGTGTGTATCATTAAGTAGTGCTATTTTCATTTTGTTTTCCGCAGTGTGGACAATATAATTTCTTTGGTTTCCATAGGTGTTCCATGGTGGCTATACTCCAATAAGAAGAACAGAAATCACATGTGAAATGCCATATGGTTTCTCTATCTACTTTCACCGTATACCCTTGTTAATTTCAATAACTTTTTCTAACAAAGTTAATGGAGATCCTTTTCTTTTTGCTGAAGTAACAAATGCTGCAGTATCCTTTGGTAAACACATACCGCCGAAACCTCGCTTCATGTCAGGCCCAGGGACCATCATGTGGCTCTCACCGATACGTGAATCCATAGCAACTAATTCTGTTAGCTCGTCAAATGATTTACTTGAGTACAAACCACGTAGCTCGTTAAAAAAGATAACCTTCGTTGCAAGGAAACTATTAATAGTATACTTAGCAAAGGCAGCATTTTTCATCGATGTGAATTTAACATTATTCATTTTGATGCCCACGCCATTAAATATTTCATACCAAAATCTACAATCAGCACCACCAAATATGGCAAAATCCTGATTTAAGAATTCATTGATAGAATCTTTTTCAGTTAGAAATTCAGGATTATATGTTAAGTAATAGTCATCTTGTAGTTGATCTACTAGTTCAAGTGATACGGTTGACTTAATTAGGATAGGTACACGTGGCATAATTGAGCGTACTTTTTGATGGTATTGTTCCACTAGCATATCATCACATTCACCAGTTAAACCTTGTGGTGTTGGTAAACATAAAATAACGCCGTCATAATCATCTCTGAGAGGATCATCATATCCCTTATCAGGATCATGGATTTCTATATAGGTATGACGTGCCATTGATAAACCAGTAAATACCGCTTTACCTACAACGCCATACCCTACTATTAAAAAGTTGCAGTTCTTCATAGGATCATCTTCATATTCATTAATTTCATAATATATATTATATCACACTTTTGCCATATGTACATACTCTGGTTCATGAATAAGTGTTTCTTTATAATATTCCTTATGCCACCTAGCAAACATGTGAATTCCATCTTTAATAGTTGAGTTGGGACTATATCCTAACGCTTGAGCTTTAGTAATATCTGCTAATGTTGATTTGACATCTGCTGGATGCATTGGTAAAAAATTCTTTTGTGATATTCTGCCTAATTCATCTTCTAAACATCTTATATAATCCATTAACTCATTACTAATACCTGTGCCAAGATTATAGATCTCATGCTTATTCTCTTGTGGTTGATTAAGTATATTTTCTAATACAAGATGAATACCTTGTACTATATCATCGATGTACGTAAAGTCTCTTTGCATATCACCGTTGTTGTATATATCAATAGGTTTACCTTGTGACATAGCATCAGCAAATAAGCCTAATGCCATATCAGGCCTACCGTATGGTCCGTACACTGTATAGAATCTTAAGCCTGCTGATAACAAACTAGAAGATTTAAATTGCTTCTCATTAACAAACTTAGACCATGCATATGGATTAAGTAAGTCACTATCTACAGATGATGATGAAGCATATACCACAGGTATTTCTAGTTCTTCACATCTATGAATTAGTCTTTGTGTTGCAGATATATTTGTATCAATATATATTTGAGGATGATCTAAAGAATATCTAACACCTGCATATGCTGCTAAGTGTATTACTGCATCATAGTCTTCTAGACTTTCCCAATCAACAGTCTCAATATCACCATCACAAATATGTGTACTCACACCAAGTTTAAAGGCCCTATCTCGTTTTAACTTTGGGTCATAGTAATCATTAAAGTTATCGATGCCAGCAACTTCATAACCTTCCTCAACTAGTTTCTCAGCTAAGTGAAACCCTATAAAGCCTGCAATACCAGTAATATATATTTTATGCATTACGCTACTGCCATGTGCAGTTCTAGCCCCTTTTTAATTTTTTCTTTCTCGTTCTTATCAAACTCTTTAATAGCGCCATCGGTCTCTTTGATCTTACCGATCTTCTCACGAAGTACATCAAGGAATGATTGATCAATAGGGTTATTGATATCGATAGAAGATACAAAGTCTTCTATGTTAGCCTGCTCCATGAACTTAAACTTAATATCAGTCTGCTTCTTCTCTTTAACAATTCTACGAATGAAAGCAAAGTAAGCTATTTGGGTGAAGTATGAGAATGCGTTAGGTTTACCCGTGCGAGTAGATGCATCAATACGATAGTTATAAATTGCTTTTAGACAATTCTCAACACCGTCCATGACCATTTCATCTCGGTATGTATATCGTACAAAGTTTGGTTTGTGGGATAGTCCTTCACAGATCTTCATAAAGCACACTGCAATATAGTCAGGTACAACTGGATTATTTTCTCCAGCTTCCTTGGCTGCGTTTGCTGCAGTCACATAGTCGACTACTGCATATGAGAAATCTCTGTTGTTTACGTAATGGGGTTTGTCTCTAGGTTTAATTTTCTCAGTCATGATGAATCCTATTTGTTTTTAATGTATTACTATTATATCATAGTTTTATACATATGTACATACCTAATTAAATATATTTATTTTTTAAAAGGTATGTACTTTTGCGGTAAAGCATGATATAATAAGAGAGTATCTCTGCGGAGGGACAGTATACTATTAATGGGTAGTTGAATTACCTCTGATTTGATTAGAATGCTCAATTGCTCTGTTATCCATATCTGTAGCAGCATCTAAAACCGTTCTCATATAATATGCCTTTACATCTGTTTGTACATCTGAAGATAGCAAGACATCATATTCTTTTAGATAATGTAAACTGTTAGCAGCAAATGGTAGCCATGGTGTAAAAACATATTGATGCTCATTATCAACCACAATATTCATTGGTTCTTCTATAGCAATCAAAAACCCATCATCCTCATCCTCATCAAACTCATGAGTGTATGCAATAATCGATTCACCTGAAATCAATTTAAATATTTTAACTGGAACATCTTCCAATTGTATGGGGAATTCTACTTCGGTTATATCATTCATATATCTATTTATACCAATTTAATTTCATGCATTTTAAATTTAAACCTTTCTTTAGAGTATATTTTGACGCGTTCCGCGGCATGGTTGAGTGTGTAATTCTTATTAGCTTTCCAATGTAGGTCATCAGCTATGTCATATATCTTCGTATCTAATGTGCTCTTTCTTAATCCTCTACCAATACTTTGCAAAACCCTTATCTGAGATTTAGATGGAGAGGCGAATATGATATTATGTAGGTTAACGATATTGATACCTGTAGAG